ACTTGCCTCTAATAATTTAAAAATAAGAGTTGTATAACAAACAATAAAAAAGGAAAATTTATGCCTAAACCAACAACCGCAACTGTAAACCAAAAAATTGATGACCATGTTGACGCTTGTTCTGATAGGTATGAGGCAATAGATAGACGATTATATAGAATAGAAGCAATAATGATTGGTGCAAGTGCATCAACAATAGGCTTATTACTAAAAATAGCGTTTATTTAAAATGTCAACAAGGGTGGGTTTGCAAGGAGAACTATTAGCAAGTTCTGTTTTGCAAGGCTATGGTATTAATAATGATATTGTTTCTAAAGTTGGTTACGATCTACTTGCATGGTTGCAAACAAAACCAATAAGAATACAAGTAAAAGCAACACAAAGGCCTCATTATGATAAAGGCAAAAGTGTTGCACGATATAATTTTCAAACAAATTTTGGTGGACAAAAAACACCAATATCTAAAGTACAATGTGATGTATTAGCATTAGTGGCATTAGATAAGCGTTTAATTTACTTTATGTTACCAGATAACTTAAAATCTACAAAAAAAATATATGAAGAACAAATGACACTTGATAACGAAAGAGTGACATTTGCAGAGGTTTTTGATACTTTAAGAAAAGTTGGTACTTGTTTATAGGATTTAACATGGCACAAAAAAATATAAGAAGGACAACAGGCAAAGGCGGTAATTATAGACCAACTAAATCTGGTGCTGGTATGACACGAAAAGGTATTCGTGCTTATCGCAAAGCAAATCCAAAATCAAAATTAAAAGGTGCTGTAACAGGAAAAGTAAAAAAGGGTAGCAAAGCAGCTAAAAGAAGAAAATCTTACTGTGCAAGGTCTTTAGGGCAGTTAAAACGCAGTTCTGCAAAGACTAGAAACAACCCTAACTCTCGTATTCGTCAAGCAAGGCGTAGATGGAAATGTTAAGGAGGTAAACATGAAAAAATCAAAACCATTAAAACCACTTACACAAAGACAAAAAGATACATTAAAAAGACATAGTAAGCATCATACAAGTAAACACATGACGCTTATGCGTAGTTTAATGCGTAGAGGTCATACTTTTACAAAAGCACATAAAGAAGCTATGAAAAAAGTTGGCAAATAAGGAGGACTAAATGTCATTATATAGAAACATAAATAGA